AGCCGAAGTATTGAGCGTCCAAGATTCGATAGGCCCACCCATACCCGAGTTGGCCCAGCCCTCCGAGGAAGGCGCCAAAGTCCCGTCCTCCTGCGCTGGACAAGACGCCGGGGACGTTCTCCCAGACCACCCACTCGGGCCGATACTTGTCAGCAATGGCAAGATACGTAAGCGTGAGGTTGCCACGCGGGTCTGCCAGTCCTTTTCGGAGTCCGGCGACGGAGAAGGACTGACAAGGTGTTCCTCCGACCAGAATGTCGATTGCTGCATGGGGCCACTCCTGAAACTTCGTCATGTCGCCCCAATTGGGGACGCTGGGATAATGATGCTGTAGCACCGCAGACGAAAACGCTTCAATCTCAGCGAATGCGACCGGCGACCATCCGAGCGGATGCCAAGCGACCGTTGCCGCTTCAATCCCACTGCACACACTCAGGTATCTCATCGCGCCCCAAATCGTGACGCCAGTCTGTCCGCGCCCATCTCACGGAGCTTGGCAAAGAACTCCCCTTCCGTCAGCACGGGCGGCGTCCGACGCTGCGCCATCATGGTGCGCTGTTCCTGCGCCGTCAGCGGCTGACGACTGCCCGGTCTGATGTCACAACGAGGGGGCGGCACCCCGCAGTCGGGACACCGCTGCACCCCGACGTAAAGCTGGCCCGACGACTTGAACGGCGCGGCCTCGACCCAGCTCGAGCCGTCGCACTTCGGGCACCGGTGCGACCGCTCGGGCATCGGGCCTGCAGCCGCCCTGATGGCCTCGAGCACTTCGCCCAGCGTCGGCCACCAGCGGTCTCGCTTGCGACTAATCAGGGCATCCAACCCGGCCTCGAGGATGCCAGGGTCAAACCGGGCCAGCTGCTTGCTCCACTCCTCGACCATCAACCCGAGCTTGTCGCCACTCGGCGGCAGAAACCCCGCTAGAGCCAACCGTTCGATCTGCTCACTGACCGTGCTTGCGCTGCTGCTCATCCCACACCTCCTGCCGCATGCGTTCCATCGCCTCGAGTTCTGCACGTACCCGCACTCTCCGCCGTTCTTCCTTTTCAGCCGCCAGCCGGTCGCGTTCTTCCCGTGCCTTGCGAGACGCAGCCAGCCCGGCATAAACGGCGGCCTTGTCTGACGTCGGTTGCGCGTTTCGTTCCGACCACCGGGCGTTCCAGAAGTCATACATCGAGCCGGTCGGCACCTTGCCTGCGGCCTCCCACTCGCGGCGCACCTGTCGCGCCCATGCCAGAATCTCCGCGTCGGCCAGTTTGGCCCGTGTGGCAAACTGCCCCGCCAGCTCCTGCGGGAAGCAGACCCAGTCGCACAGCTCCTGCACATGACCGCCGTGTCGTCGATGCCACTGTAAGGGGCTTTCCACCAGCGCAGGTGCTTTCGGTGTCAACCGGTTTTCCGCTGGCGCGTGCTGTACCTCTTGTTCAAGTACCTCTAGTTCAAGTACCTCTGGTTTAGGGACAGTTTTCTGACCTAGGGGTGGGTCAGTTTTCTGCCCTAGGGGTAGGTCAGTTTTCTGACCGTGGGTCAGTTTTCTGACCGTCTGCAGAAACATCAATTGATAGTAGTTTGAAACCGGACTGCCGTCCTCATTGCGTCGGGTGCGCTTGACGATGGCCCCCACCCCGACCAGCTCATGAATGGCGTGTTTAATGGTGCCTCGGCTGACGCTCAGGTCATCCGCAAGCCGCGTCTGCCCAGGCCAACACGCCCAGGTCGAGCGATTGGCGTACTTACACGCCATCCAGGCGAACAGCACTTTGGCGGTGCTACTGATATCGGCCAGCAGTAACCATTCAGGCGTCATGCCGAATGCGCCAATACCGCGTATGTGTGTTGGTTCGTGCGTCGGGTCGTCCATCAGCATTTCTCCTCAGAAAGCGACGGACTGCCCTATACTAGCGGAAGCCTGTCGCTGGTCATCGCAGCGTCGGGTCAGGGGCCGTGGACGCTGGATACGTCCACGCTCCCCGCATCCTATCACAGACCGCCGCCCCGGCGTCTCTCCTCTCGTCTCCAGCCAACGAAAGCACCAGGACGACGGCCTGTCTGACGGGCTGGCGGCGAGGCTCCCAGCACAGGCGCGGTGCCTGCCGGTGTCCTGCATAACGAGTCGCAGGGGTGACCGATCGCCGCCAGCACCACCCTAGAACGGGATGTCGTCCGACGTGCCCCCGCTGTCCTTCCAGCCACGGCTTGGCTCCGTCGCCGCCTTCCTCGTCGGCTGGGCTTGCACGGGCAAGGCTGTCTCGCCCTGCGGCTGGCGTTCCTCCTCAAGGAAAATCCGGTAGTCGGGCTTCTTGTCCCCGGCGTCCTTGAAGCGATTGCGGAACACCACGATGCGGCGTCCGTCAATCTGTCCGCTCAGATAAGTGCTCCCAGCCTTGCTCTCGTTCACCCACAGCGCCCCGATGTCCTTCCGGTCGGTCTTCGTCTGATCGCTCATGCTGTCACTCCTCGCCAGTAATCCATCTCAGTGTCCACATCAGCCAGAAAATCTGCCAGCGCCCGCCGATACTCGTCCATCCGCGTGCGCACGGTGGGGTCACTCATGCGCACCTCGTGCGCGAAGAACTGCAGGCACTCGGGCATCTGCGGACAGTAGCTGCCGAACCAGCAGACATCCGCGCCGGTCACCAGCAGGTTATGCAAGACTTGAGGCCAGTAGTCCGTAGGCAGGCCCGACGTGCGCAGGTAGCGCAGGTGGGTCGTCGGCTTTGGGCATTTCAGCTCGACAATGCCGTATTGCGGCCCTCCGCCGAAGTAGCCGTCAATCGAGCAACCCAGCTTGCCAGCCTCGGGCATGTGCGCCTTGATGAACCCGCACTCGTAGACCAGTTCGTCGAGCAAGGCTTCCATCTTGGCCCGTGCCGCAGGCTCCAGCTCGGTGCCTCTGGTCATCCAGGGCGTGACCACGCCGGTCTCCTGCGGCTGGCCCGTCAGCCGCTCGGTCACCACCTGCACCAGGTAGTCCTGCCGCGCTGCCGATGGCTTGCCGTCCTTGCGAACCGCCAGCACATCTGCGGCACGACTGCCTGTGACGTAGCCTGCGCGGGCCGCTAGCCACTCTGGCGACCCTTGCGGTGATGGGTCAATCGTAAACTGCGCCGGTTTAGACATGCGCGTCCTGCTGCGCGGCAGCCGCCTTGATGTTGGCCCATTCATCACCAAACGATGACTGCACAAGCTGCTTGAAGTCAGGCTTGCTCTGCTTCCACGCGCCCTGCAATGCCGCCGTGCCGCCCTGCTGCGCCACAATGGTCATGTCGTCCAGCCAGTCGCGAAACCCCTCAGGCAGCGACCGCACTTCGTGCGTTTCGGCGTCGGCGTCTGGCGTCCCCTCGGTCGGAATACAGAACGCTTGAAACATGGCGTACTTGTAGGCCGCAGACATGGCCTTGTTGGTCGCCTTGTCGCCGCTGTCCATCGCCTCGCCCACCACCCGCACGACATGCTTGCTGCCGTCCTCTGCCGAGCAGAAGTCGTATTCGACCTCCACGACGACGTAGAACAGCGCCGTGCCTTTCGCATTCACCCGCTCGACGCATTGCCGTGCCAGCACACGCGGCAGCACCACCAACCCTTGTTCAGCCAGCAGCGGGGCCAGCGTGTTCATCACGGCATCGATGCCGCGAAACGCAAACCCCTGCTGCTGGTTCTTCGACGACTTGGCAATGCCGACCGCTGCCAGCTTCGCCGCCACGGTTGCGATTGACCGATAGACCTGCATCACATCCCCCTCTCAATTAACGCTTGCAGGTCGGCATACTGCCGCGCCACCTGCCACCACAGGGCCACGACCATTGCCACCCCGGCAATGTCCACGGCCCGATCCCATATCCACTGTTTCGTCGCAAGATTCTTCGCCACTCTTGCAGCCCCCTTGAGGTCGGCCTGATTGCCGACAGCCTTACTGTAGCATAATCCTATTGCACGGTGTCAAGCACTTTTCTTCTGGGGCGTCCCGGCTTACCACGTGGCCGCGCCAGAATCATCGTGCGATCCACGGGTGTCAACAGCCACTGCTGCCCCACCATTGCCGGTTGCACCCCGGCCCGTTTGATCATCTGATAGACCCACGCCCGTGTGACGCCCAGTTCAGCGGCCCACTGACGCACCGTCAAAATCCCCTGCGGCAATGCATCCATAATCCTATTCTATCATGAAAACACAAAAAGCCCCGACCTCAGGGTAGAAGGGGGGAACCCTGAAGCCGGGGCCGCGATGGCGAATCGCGAAGGCAGTCTGTAGTCTAGCACAGAGCCGCTAGAAGATGTCGAGGCTAATTATGCCGCGTGACGGCGGGTAGAGTCGCAGACCCAGCACCACCGCTGCCGCCACTTCCCATCGTGCCCCGCGTGATTGGTGCCACCCAGGCAGCATCCGCACTTCATCGCACAGCGACAGGTGCCACAGACAACGCACCATTGCGCCCAGCCAGCTTGCCGACGCTGGCACGACCCGCAGCGGGTTGCAGACCTGCCACCCGTGCCGCTCGAGCACATACTGTGCCTCGGCAAACGCTGTCTCGTTGCGATGCGGTCGATCCGTCACCGGCCCCGCGAGGTAGGCCACGCGCCGTCGCCTCATGCCCAGAACCGTGCCCGCAGCCAACGCGGCTGCACGATACGGAACGCCGCATCAATGGCTCGACTCGGTTGCGCCTCGATGTTGTCCACGATGCCGTCAAACGCATAGCCGTCTAGGGCGGTTTCTGACACATGTGCCGGGTCACGATCCGTCGCAATCATCCGCGTGCCGTCTGGTCGATACCGCCGCACATCCAGCACTAACCCGCCGTGCCGCTTAATCCAATCGGCCTCGTTCGGAAACCGCAGATCAGGAATGATGACCATCTGGACGCCCGTGGCATCGTCTTGCCATTCTTGCAGCTGCCACGCCACAGTTCGCACCCAGATATCGGGGTCAGTCTGCCGCCGCCCGACGCCGATGTGCTGGAGCAACGCCGGGTCTTTGCGGGTCATGCCGTGATTGACCCGGCAGACCGCCCTGACCGCATCGGCAAACGAGACCCGATGCCCGACGGTGCAATACGTGTGCAGCAATCCTTGCGCGACGGTGTCCTTGCCCTGCCGCGCTTTTGACCCTAATCCGACGAGAAAAGTGCGGCCCAGTATCGGCCAGTCAGATGTCGCTGTCGTCATTTGGAGGTGCCCCCACGCCGCCATCGGCGCGCCATGCCACAAAGATGATCCCCGGTGCCAGTGCCCCGAGCAACCAGTCCATGCCGCGCAGCAACCAGCTCACGACGGTATGACCGGCACATAACACCAGCCAGACGGTCGCCATAGGAAAATATAGCACCTGCCACCCGAATCTAGCCATCGAGCCGCCTAAGCAGCGAATGCGCCTCATAGCGATGCGCCCGCAGATAGTCTGACACGAAGAGCCACAGCGAACCGTCGCCTTCGACAATCCGACCCGCCCAGAGAAACACGGCATGCCCGTCTGGGCCTTCGATGTCGCTGACGTACAGAATGCCCGTATCTCGCTCCAGGTCTACCCGCGTCACGACTCGCGTCTTGACACCCAACCGCATTGCTGCTCGTTTAATCGGCGTCCAGGGGCGCACCCCATGCCGCAGCAGGTTGCGCGGATTGTCAAACGCCGCAAACGCCGTCGGCCAATCGACCGCGCAGAGCATCGCCAGCGACGCCACCGCGCAGTCGCCGTGATTCTTCTGCTGCGCCACCATCCGCACCAGGTGCGGGATGGTCAGGCCCATCGCTCCGCATCCGCCCAGTGCATCCGCACCGAGTTCATGTCAGTCACGCCATCACGCTGACTCAAGCTGCACCAGCCCCGCCGCTGGGGTCGGCCCTGCACCTGCGCCGAAAGCTGATAGCCGTGCGTTTCCGTCATGCAACCGACTTCGATGAGCAGCCGGTCGGCCCGCCACGGAATCCATGCCAGTTGATGCGTGTGCGCCTGACAGAGAATGCGCCACGGAGCCAACCCCATCGCAACATGTTGATCCGTCAGCCATTCTTCCACGCCGCGTATCGCCGTCCCCGGCACTCTGGAATACTTCTCCGCGTGACTGATGATGATATCGCCAATTTGACTGACCCACTTGACCTGAAACCGCCCGACGATCACTGGCGCAAATCGGATATGCGCATGCCGTTTCGCCAGCATTCGTAGCATCGACAAATCGCCGCCGCACAGATACTGCACCGCCGCCACCATTTCCTCGGGTAGCAGGGCGCGTAACCGACGATCCAGCCGCTGGTCATGATTGCCCTCGACCAGCACAATGTCATTGAATGCGGCGGCCAGCTGCTCGAGCAACGCCTGCGCCCCTGCCATCTCCTGCTCAATCGGCACCCGCTCGTGCTTGGAGTAGGCCGAGACGCTATACAGGTCAAGCAGGTCACCCGCAATGACCAGCGTCGTATCCGGTCGCCCGCCCTCAATTGCAATCAGGTCGGCCACCGCTTGCGGGTCATGGAACGGCGCGTGAAAATCCGAGGCAATCACATACCGGCGTTTCGGGCTGTGCTGATAGGCCGGGGGCGACACCAGATCGCGCCGACGACGCTCGATGAAGCTGTCGATAACCGCCCACGCCTCATCAGCCGACTGCGGCAACCGCGTCGATTGGGCCATGATCTGCGGCGTAATGGATGCACCAAGCACCGCCTGGACGCCAATGCGCGGGATGGGCAGCCCGTGCTTTACCGCCCAGCGTTTCGCCTCGGCCCAGCGGTTTTGGAACGTCGTGCGCCGAATACCCAGCGCATCCCCGGCCCCTTGCACGCTGCCGTATTTGGCGACCGCCTCGTACGTCTCTTTGACAATCTCTTCACTGAGCGGCTGTGCCGCCATTAGTCGTCCTCGTCATCAGGCAGCACAATTAACGCTGCCGCAATCATGGCCGCGTAGATGACCAGGACGCAGAATGCCAGTAAGCCCATCGCCGACCATATCCACGGAGCCATAGCGTTCCCCTAAAATGACCCACCAGCCACATCGGCAGACCGCATAACCCGGCGTCGTGCCGAGTTGCTGCCCACACCGCTCACACCGCATGGTTAGTCCTGTGGTTTGACGGGCGGTTCTGGAGGAGGTGCTGGTGTGGCTTGCAAGCCTTCCACCACAGCGGCGACCACACCTGCCACCTTGCCCACTTTCGCCAGCCATCCACGCACCCGTGTCCAGCGGCTCATCGTCCCGCCTCCACATTCTGTCGCTTCTGCCACAGCGACCATACCAGCGACGCCAGCGACGCCACCGCACCGATGACCTGCATCAGGTCATCCTGCGTGAGCCACTGCTGTGCGCCCCATATCGTTACGAGCCAGCGCGTCACCGCGCCAATCATTGTCTGCGCCATCTGTCCTCCTAGCGACTGCCGCCCACTGTGCCGGTGACCCGACCGATGAGCTTGGCATTCATGGTTAAAGGCACGCCGTTCTTCAAAGCGGCTTCCAGCCGCTGCACGCCCTCTGCCGTTGAAGTGCTGTTGTGCGTCAGCAACGCGATCTGTTCCCGCATCGTGTCAAGCCGGGTTAACAGGTCAGCCAGCGTCGGCCCGACCGGCGCAGGTGCCACGGGCACTGACCAGGCTGGCGGTTTTGCGTCCCAGGCCATCGGGTCAATCGGGGCCACGAACACGCGGTCTGCCGACTGCGGCGGGCCGACTGGTGCCCAGTGCGGCACAGACTCTGCACCCGCTGCCGTCAGGATGTCCACCAGCTCATTGGACGGCTGATGGTGCAGGATGTCATGGGCAATGCGCGTGCCATTCGGCAGCGTGCCATATGTGCCGCCCGTCTTGGCAGACAGGCCAAAGCCCTGCGCCCGATGCCGCCACGCCACGGCATTACACAGCCGCGCGCATTCGTCATGGCTCAGTGTTGGGCCAAACCGGGTGCGTTCTTCACGAATGGTCTGGAGTAGATTGTCCATGCTGTGTCCTCAGCCCTATGCGGGCGGTAATCTCGCCGGTCGTCTTGGAGGCCGTTACCACCAACGCCCCCGGCAACCATTCATCACGGGTCGCATGTCTAATGGGAATCTCGAGCCGCACGGTATCGTCACCGTGCAGCGCGTCAAAGAACTCGCGCCGAATTGCAACTCCCGGTCGTCGGTCAGACACGACGCCTCCGCATCACAGGCCATGTGCCCGTGCGTAGGGCATTGACGAGTCGAGTGCCACGCCGCATACCGACTTGACCATACCAGCGGCTCTGTTGCAGTTCCTGCGCGGCAGTATGCCAGTCCTTGACCGCGATGGCGGCCAGCATCTTGACAAACTTGCGGAGTTTCGTCAGGCCCAGATTGAACGCCAGCTCGACTAGGACTTCCTGCCGCACCGCATCCAGCGACTGAAACCACGGGAACGTAGACGCATCGTGAATGGCATCCGCGATGTCATCCCGCAACTGCGCGTCGGCCTGCGGTTTCGTCCAGGTCAGGTCGGCAATTTCATGCTCCATCTTGCCGTGCAGGGCATGCCCATAGCCAATCGTCCAGACGCCGACCGTATCGAGATACGGCACCAGCGACAGCCCCTCCGCCACTTGCACGTGCGTACGAAGCCGGGTCAGATTCACTTCCGTTCCTCCAGCACTCGGTCAATGCGGTCGCGCAGATATCGGATGTCAGACAGAATCTGGCTCATCTTCGAATCTTGCTCGGCTTCAATGCGCGCCAGATCACGTTCTGCGGCTAGCACCTTGCCTTCGATTCTGACCAACCAGGCAATGGCGGTGACAAGTGCCAACCCCACCATGACCAGTGACTGCGCGTCCCACATCTCACTACTCCGTTAGGGTGTCTCAGCCGCTGGCGGCGTTGCCACCGTCACCGACTCGGTGTCATCGTGCATCGTGTAATTCTGCGTCGGGTCAAGCCCGGCGTCCGCAATAGCGGCATCCAGAGCCTGTTTGGCCTGTGCCGCAAGCAGCTCCAGCTTCATCTGAGCGTTCTGGTGCTGCATCACTGCCGCTTTCAGTTTCCAATACGTCGTCGCGTGCATCGTGTCTCCTCTCGATGGGTGGTGGTTATTCGTCGTCTGGCTCAGAGACGACCGGCAGCCCCGGCGACGGGGCCACCGGCAGCGTCACCTCACACCCCGCCAGCGCGGACATGGCCGGAAGCTGCGTCTCGATAAACGCGTTGACGGCGGCAATGACTGCCGGGTCGTCCTGCACGACGGCCTTATGCCCGACCTGCCCCATCACGTCGTCGATGAGGTCGATCCCTGCGGTCAGGGACGTCGCCCCGTTGACGCTGATGCTGATGTGTCCGCTAATCAGTCTGCCCGTAATTGCCATGTCTGTCTCCTAGTGAATCCGCGCTTCGAGCGCGGCGATCTGCTGCTGCTGCTGCTGCACCACGGCCACGAGATACGCGGTCACGCGGTCATAGGTCACGTAGTCGGGTGTCCCGCTCTCGCCGCCCTCGTCATACGTGCAGAGGAGCGGCGCGATCTCCTGCACCTCCTCTGCGATGAAGCCGACAAACCGCCGCTGATCCTCGTCCGTCTTGCCGCGATACGTGATCGGACGCATCGCCATGACAGCGGTCAGCGCGTCGGCGGTGTTCAGTGGGGCAATGTCGTGCTTGTAGCGGAGGGACGAGGTAGATCGCCGGATGTAGTCTGACTGTGCAATATACGCATTGGCCGCTGATGCGGTCGTGGGTGGGTTGTAGTAGACAAACTGACCGGTCGCGTTCCATGCGGAATGGGCCGATCCTCCGATCGTCAGTCTGACTTCGTTCGAGCTGTACTCTTCAAGGTAGGTATCGACGCCGCCGTCGAGGTAGAGCTTTCCGGCGGACTTCATA